CTGCCGTTGCTTTCAATCCCACATCTATCGATTCTTCTGGTGTCGCTAAGTGGCTCACAAACGAAACCGCATTTGATGCGAAACGTGCTGTGACCTCTTCGTTGACTTTGCCAAAAGGCGGTAGCTCTGTTGTGCGCTTGAAACAACGCGTTACTATTCCAACAATGGATGCCGTCGATACGACTAAGCGGATTGGCGAATCTTATGTCAATATCGAGTATGTTGTGGACAAGCGCGCTGCGCTTGCCACTCGTCTCGATTTGCAGAAGTTCGTTGACTCGCTGACACTCCACGCTAGCACTACTGCTGCGTTGACGTCGTTCGAAGGTCAGTACTAAAGCTTCACAGCTGGTGTTCTGACTCAATCGCCAGCCCTCTTATAGGGGCTGGCTAGTGGTTTCTCATTGAATGGAAATTAAAAATGCAATCTTTAGATTGTCACGAAAATACACGTAAGTTTACTTACGAATACCTTTCAGCTCTTGACTGCCCTCGTTCCTTAACAGTGTTCATTCTTTTTGAACAAGGCGAACACAAACAACTCTCTGAGTTGCAGTGGGATCCTCATCATTATAATGACCTGAAAAGTGCGAGAGACAGTTTAGCGGCAACGAAGTTTTTATCAAAAGCAGTATTCTTAAGGACTGGAAACCAGCTAAAAGAGATTGCGATGGAGAAATTCTTCGAAACCGAGCTACAGTGTAAGAAGACGAATGAGTACTTAGTGAATCTGGCTAATAAACCAGATTTAGCTTCGTCGCTTTTGGCGGCGCAGTTCAAAATCTCTAGTATTCTCAGCGATTTTACACCTGATGAGTTTATCGATGCATGTAACTTTGGCCCTGGTTCAACTACTACGATCCGTCGTAGATTAGCAAACCATCCATATAAATTCCAGTTTGAAACTGGGATAACACAAGAAGCCTACGATTTCACCATGCCGTGGTTTTCGAACGCCTACCCTCTTTGGGAAGTGCAGCCGAAAGTCATTAGCGGAAGTAAAATTGTTACCGTCCCCAAGAACGCCAAGACAGATAGAGTTATTGCAATTGAGCCAGGGATTAATCTCTGGTTTCAAAAAGGCATTGGCTCTATGTTGAGGAGGCGTTTGAAAGGATTCGGAATCGATCTAAATAACCAATCGATCAATGGCGATAAGAGCAGGATAGCGTCTAAGTTTTCACACTTAGCGACTGTCGACTTTTCGTCTGCCAGTGACACGATTAGTACTAAGCTGGTTGAGGAGATTTTTCCCCAAAACTGGCTGGCGCTTTTACGAGCGTATAGATCGAAGTTTGCAACCGTTGATGGTAAGATCCATAGACTAGAGAAATTTAGCTCTATGGGTAACGGATTCACCTTTGAACTTGAGAGCCTAATCTTCTATGTGTTCGCTTGTGTCGCTTGCGACAGAACGAACTGTAGTAGTAAGGAGGTATCAGTTTATGGTGATGATGTTATCTTACCGGTCGAAGCCTATGACGAGTATTGTTCCATTGTGCAATCCGTGGGGTTCACTGTTAATCTGGCGAAGAGTTACTCTTCGTCTTATTATCGTGAATCTTGCGGGGCTCACTATTGGGATGGTCAATGCGTCAAGCCTATCTTTCTGAAGGAAGAACTGTATGAAGAGGACACAATCCTCAGGAACGCCAACTCTGTTAGAGAGTATTCTCGCCGCCGTGTCAATGGCGGTTGTGATCGTACTCTTCGTCGTTGTTGGGTATTTCTCGCTGCATTACTTGGGAGTTCTACTCCGCGGATTTGCAGCGGATACGGCGACATCGGCCTTATCGTCAATGAAGACGAAGCCGGAGTCAATCCCGTCCCTGCCAAACATGGAATAGAAGGTAACTTCCATCTTGTTTGGTGTTTTGTACCTATCACTCGTTCATTCAGTGATAGAGGCCTTCTTCTTTTTAAGTTGAAGACCTTAGGCCGTTCTCGGGATGAATGGAGGTTTAACCCTCTAGACATTACCGAGGCAGGTTGCGTTGGGAACGAAGTCCCAATGCCGATGCAAGTCAAGAAAACGCGTAAGCGAGTTCTTGTTCCTAGGTGGACTAGCTTAGGACCCTGGATTTAATCCAGGGTTCTTCGCCAGTTTTTTCTTTAATCATGCTGTGACTTTTCACATCACATGATTAAGGTGGAGTTGAG